TTATAATTTGAAAACCCTTCTAGACTATTAATATCAGAGAGAGTGACAAAATGCGTTTCCTGGGAACGTTGATTATTCACATCAATCACCTCCATAGTAATTTCTTTGCATGGCGGTTTTGTACCTTCTGCAAATGCCCCCATTATACGAAATGGATTCAATGTGTCCAACCCTGTAGTAACACCCTTTATTAAACCAGGTAACGGCGGGTTTGGCACGTTATTTACATAAATATACCGGTCAACATCTTTATTTGTATTAACATCATTGCACATTGCACCCGTTTTCATGAAAAATTTATTCCCTAAAGGTCCCCCTGGTTTAGAGGCATTGCCACCGCCATCCACTAGTACAGAAACATACCCAATTAACCCGGTGATATCATTGCCGAGTGCATCCATAGTACCCCTCTCGCTCATTCCTAATTCTTCAGGACTTTTAATTTGGTTTTTATAGCTATAAGAAGGCCCTAACAAACTATCTTGTACGCCTTGAGGATTTGAATTAGCATTTGCATAAAAAGACATATTATATATTTAAACTATACATATATAATATTTTGACGAAACAACTTTAGTTTGTTTTAATTTCCAGCAGGAAGAGGTTCCACCTTGGGCGTAGGTGGAACTTCAGCTATTTGCGACTTGCTCGTCTGCACCATTTGGTCTGTAATTACTTTTACGTTTGCTTCTAAACTAGCCACTCTAGATAACAAGTTCACTGGTTTACCTTCACTATCTGTAATTAGTGGCTTATATTTATTGTTTAATTCAGCCTGTATACCAATAATTGCATCATGATCCCTCAAAGATTCATCTGGACATAAACCTTCCACGATTGTCTGGGATGCATATATTTGATAACTAATTAGAATGATAAAAAATAGGAGAAGTAACTTAACCAGCATAATATAAAATATACAAATACTTTATTTTCTATAATAATAGTATACATAATGTCTTCAGCATTCTATCCATTAGGTATGAGACCAACGCCAGCGTCTGGTTATAATCATAAAAGTTCATTTCCTCAACAATACATCACTTGGAAGGGAACTGGATTATCACGAACACCTGTTGGTATTACTGCAGGCACTATTCGCCCATTAACGAATAAAGATTATGGAAACAATTATCCTGCACCATTTGGTAAACCACGCCCGATTAAACACGCACGAAAAGGTAGCATTCCTAGAGTTCCTATTGAACATGCCCTTGATGAATATGAATATATCGAAGCAGACAGAAATACCAATCGTGAAGTTAGGTCGTCAAGTCAAGGAACTTTAGTAAAACAAATGATAGATAACCCAGGAGGTTATAGTGTCAAGCAAAATACATTAGAAAATACACCACAGAATTGTCAAGGCATATGCGTTACTGCTAACTTGTATCCAAATATTCCATATCTAACTGAAAATCCAGAGCCGGTTACCACTTCACCGAGGTTCTGCTGCAACGAGGAAAAAAAGGCGCGCAGACGTGTTCTTCCTGCATCCACCAATTTAAAACAAAATTATTACACGACACATATTCAATATATGGAAAACCGATGCAAGACTTATGAACAACGCGCCTTTAATTTCGTGCGTCCTCTTGTGCCATTGAGCGACACCGATGCAAAACCTGGAAGTCCTGCTGCTGAATACAATACATATGTTGCAAATTGCCAGCCAAATGGAGAAATTTATACCACAAGTGAAGCGGCTCTTGTTGCACAAATATTGCTCATTCTTCAAAATGAAGGAATTATTGCTTCCAACGAAGCTGCCAAGCTTATTTATAAACAGATCACTACCTTTAAAACATTGGTTACTTTTATTGGAAACCTTCCTGAACCAAACAAAGATAGCGCCATCTTGATATATGATGCCTTTGTATTAGACCCATATAGCGGTGTACCAATCACTGGTCCCACCGATCCACTTGCTTGTAAATTGGTGGTATATAAACCGAACAACTATCAGTTTGCTCAACAAGGCGCGGTATCCAGCAGTACATTGAACTTGAAATTAAATGTTGATACGATTGAGAAGAATTTAGCTCATTTGTCAAAGAATTACAGATTCAAAAATAAGGCACCGACATGCCAAGCAGGAAATTATATAGGCACGTTTCAAAACCCTAGAATGTGTCACCAAAAAACGAATGATATTGTCATATACAATACTACCCCGTTTTAATTTTTGTTGGGTTCGCTCACTATTCACCATAATCAATCTCATGGATTAGGTCCTTGTTAAGAATATTCTCAAATGGCTCATCCTCATGATACATATTAACAATACTATTCTTGCTAATATGGTCATTTATATTAGGTTCATATTCGTCATCGTGATTATCATCGTCGTTATTAATACTATTTATGGATACATCCGCATTTGGCATATATTCATTATCGTACGCACTAATTGGTAAAAATATATTAGCTCGATCTGCAAATTTATTATACGGAAGTTTATATTTCTCACACCAATGCATACATTTTTGAATATTATGTTTTTGTATCATTTCAATCTTATCCTGTTTATTCTTATTTTTAATTAAATTAATTATCTGGTCATATACATCTATTTGTTGTTGACCAATTATTATATTGCATTCTTCTATTTTATTTAAAAAATACATATTTATGTCATTTTTCACTATTGATTGAATATTTATTTCGTTTTGTTCTCTATAACAAATAGTATAAATTTTGTTTATTTTTTCAAAATAATTTAAAACTTTTTGTGAATTATTTGTAAATGTTTTACAGACCAAATATCTATCGCTATTCATGTTGTTGTTTGTACTGGGCTTAATTATATAGACCTTATTGTATAAACTACTTATAATATATAATATATCTATCACTGGTTTGTAATATATATGACTTAATCTAATCATGATATTACCATGGGTTGATTGATATGTGAGTATATACAGCACTGCTTTTAACAACCCCAGTATATATTTATTGGTGTCTAGGTATGTTTTATCATGCAATTCAATATACATAAAATCACAACTCCCATTTATGTTATTAGGCATAGGCGTATACATTATTTCTGGGGTAGTTTCATTTAATATATTATTTGACATTATAATAGGTTTTTTAGGTATAATTGGTTCAATTAAAATGTTATTATCATTATTATATTCTCGCATTAATTCCATACATTCTAACACAGATGCACCATTAACACCATAATAAAGGGCGATCATATTCCTGTTAGGCAAACATTCTGATAATTTTAATGTATTATAAATTTCTAGAATATCATAAAATATACTTGATACTGGTTTTATTTTACAAACTGATATATTTGTATTTGGAATAGTCGAAAAAAGATATTCATATGGATTAATTAACTTACTGAGAAAATTTAAAGTATATGTCGGATAAGATATCATGTGTCTGGTTAAGCTGGTAGTAGTCTTTGTTAAATAGTTTATTAAACTTTGAGATATATGTGGCGCGATTATGTCCATACTGAGATGTAAACATGGATCAATAATAATTTCAGAATTTATTTTAGGTAATATATAATAACTCATAAGAGTGTAATTATATATACATCTAGGTTTTATTTAAGTAATAATTTATTTGTATGGTATATTGTGTAGTAATTTTACTCGGTGTCAAAGGTGGAATACTTATTTCATTTTCATTGTTTCATCTATTATTTCAGGGTAATCATTGCTCAATAAATCTTCCAATTTATAGTTTGTATAAATACAGCTCTGCTTAATTTTATTTAAACAATTTTCAACAGATACTATTCTATAATGATAACATAATAGATATCCTTCTGTTATGTCTTTTTCTCTTAAATTTCTATAAAACGGATCTAATATTTGTCTTGTATTTTGAATACTTTCAACTATTATCGTGTTACTACAATTAGGCTCCAAAGGATGATGCATGAATATATCATTAAAATATTTTGGTTTAAATATACATTTAACTTCTATTTCATTATATCTACATCTAAACTTATTTGCAGTGGTTTTTGTATTTATATGTTTATTATCATGATTCCATCTATACACATTTGTTTTTAACAATGAATCTGGATTTTTTACTATAGAATTACACGACATCATAACCCATGGAATTTTTATACACATACAATCTTTGAATGTTGTTTCCAATTCGTGTTTGATAGTATTATTTATATTTTTTTTTGTAGTTATGTATTCATCCATATCTACAACAATAATCCATTCAAACATATCTTTAATTTGCTTATATAATTTTTTACAACTTAAAAATTGTGTGTGATAGTCTTGTATTATTTTATCAAAAATAATGGTTACCTTTGAATTATTTATTACATTATCATATATTTCTTTGTTAGAGTTATCATCCAATATATATATTTTATCTATGCCTTGTTTAATATAATAATTTACAAATTCTTCTACATATGGTTCGTTTATACATCTCACAATTAAAGCAATAAAAGACATAATATATACATATTACAAAAAAATAAAATAAATATACTATATTTTTTCTATTTTAGGTTTGACACATATTACGAATCAATAGTGCTAGTATCTTTATCTTCTATAATAACTAGTTTTTTGGATATTTTTCTTGCATTTTTAGGCTTTATAACATCACTAGTTGAATTAATTTTTCGTGTAGTTCGTTTTTTCTTTTCAGCAGGCGGGGTCGCCGAAGTTTCTATTGTACTTTGCACAAACACTTCTGTTGGTTCGGTGACTTCTAAGATGACCTTGGCTGCATTTATGATTCGTATTTTTTTATAAACAACAAATCTGTTTAAGAAGGAAATCTTCTTCTCGTTGCTATTCATATTCAATGCATTTTTGTATTCATTATCAATCGATTTATTTTTTGCCGCGTCATTGGTTAGTGAGGTGTATAAATCACTAAATAATCCAGAACCTTCTGGCAGTCCCATCTCAATGGCTTCATCTCGTGATACTAATTGAAAACCATAATTCTCCATCACGCGCGTGAAATAGTCATAATTCACCAAATATTCGGGGATTAGTTTATTGATGGATTCTTGATAGACCTCAATTTTATAGCCAAGACATGTAGAATTATTCTCAAACTCCACATTACGATATTCCTTACGAACCTCCCATATTTTTGTGCCATTCTCTATAATACTAATGCCATCGTCTAAGGGCTTATTCTTCAACATGTTAAACACATTCTTTCCATCATAGGACGTCGCAATAAAATACCCACCCAACTTGGTGCATTCTGCAAGATTTCTTACAAAATTTTGCAGCGTTGTGATATTTTCAAAGAAGTAGTGCAACGCAAACTGACAAGATGATATATTGAATCCATCAACAGCTTTTCCAAATTGTCGTGTTACTCCTGATCCGAGTCTGGCTTCATCTTTTGCCCCTTCACCAAAGACCGCCTTGGTAATTTGAACCGCCTTGTCGTTTAACATGGCCATTCCATTACGAATATTTAAAGAAGAATCACCATTTACAAATAACGCATACGGAATGTGCTTACGCGTCTTACGATAATTCAAGAAACGAGCGCATGCACCATCAATTCGGTTCTCCAAATTATCCTTGGATTTATCAATACCAAACACAAAGGATAAGTGC